CAGCCGAGGAGATTAGTCATGGCAAGCCTTTCACGGATGACGAAGAAGGACTGACATACTTTAAGATCGAAGCCCTGATGAAGTATCTTCGCAACCAGCGGTTTGATAGCTACAGCCGTGGACAGATACAGGAACGCCTAAAGGAACTGAATGCTGGTGGCGCGGCTAATGGTAAGAAATATTTTCAGACCACAAAAAACGAGACGAAACAGCTTCGTGTCTGGTGGGTCCCGATGTTCAACCGTGAGGTTGAAGTTCCGCGGATCGCGGTCCAAGGTGATGAGGTGCCGTTCTAATGAATGTTATAACAGAGACCACCATATTCGGACCCCCGGGCACAGGCAAAACAACAAGGCTCATAGAGATAGTCAGGCAGGAGTTGGAGAATGGCACACATCCTGAACGTATTGCGTTCGTTTCTTTTTCTCGTAAGGCAGCGGAAGAAGCGCGGGATAGGGCGGCGAGCAAACTAGGCATGGATGCAAACCAGATGATCTGGTTTCGCACACTGCATTCGATGGCGTTCCAGAACCTTGGTCTTACGACCAAGCGTGTGCTGCATGGCAGGGATTTCACAGAGATTGGTAACCTGCTCGGCCTGACATTCTCGTCAAACGCATCACTGAACATGGCGGATGGAGCGCTGTTCACCCCGGGCAGCAGCGGGGATGCTTACCTGTCCATGCTGCAAATGGCGCGGGTAACGGGTCGGACAATCGAGGAACAGTTCCAAAGGACCGCGGACCGCCGACTGCATTTCCAGCAGCTAAAACTGGTGGACCAAGTTGTTCAAGACTACAAACGCGAGACACACAAGGTGGATTTCGTGGACATGATTGAAGACTTCATCAGCGAGGGCAACTGCCCCCAACTGGATGTCTTGATTGTGGACGAGGCCCAAGACTTGGTTCCCTTGCAGTGGCGCATGGTGCACGAGGTGCTGAAGCCACGGGCCAAGCGTATCTATTTTGCGGGGGATGACGACCAGTGCATCTATTCGTGGATGGGGGTAAACGTGTCGGATTTCTTGGCTGCATCGGACAATAAGATCATATTAGACAAGTCATATCGTCTACCCATATCTGTCCATAGCATGGCGGATTCTCTTGTAAAACAAATAGGTACGAGGCAACAAAAAGTCTGGCGACCCACAGAAGAAACTGGAACTGTGGTGTGGCATCGTGATATTCTGGATGTGGACTTAACAACCGGAGAGTGGCTGATACTAGCCCGTACCAATTTCATTGCTAATAAAATCGCAACCACACTTAAAGAACAAGGATTTTTATATTGGCGTGAAGGCTCCGGTTGGTCCATTTCCCCAAATGTGCTCACTGGAATCGAGGTATGGCTGAAATTATGCAAAGGTCTTTCGCTGTCTGCAACGGAACTGAAGAAGCTATCAACACTGTTAACGTCTTCCGTGATTACAAAAACTGGCAGGAAAAAACTTGCATCCCTCGAGCCCGAAGTAGACTACACGCTCACCGACATACGCCACCAGTGCGAACTGAACGCGACGCACGAGACACCGTGGCACGAAGTGCTGAAGGTGTCGGAGAACGAGCGCATATACATTGCATCAGTACGCCGTATGGGCGAGTCTATCTTGAGTGGGACCCCGAGGATCAAGATATCGACGATTCACAAGGCCAAGGGTGGCGAGGCGGATAACGTCGCCTTACTGCTAGATTCTTCCCGTGCATGCGCCGAGAGCGAGGATCAGGACTCCGAGATACGGACGTTCTACGTTGGGCTAACTCGTGCCAAGAAGGCGCTGCATCTTATCGAACCTCAAACACAGTATGGATTCCAGCTATGAAAACACGCGGAGACTTTCTCAAGAGAGCAGAAGAACTAATCAACGGTCCGAGGGCCGCGGAGTACGGACCGGCAAAGATGAACCATGAGCGTATAGCCAAGATATGGAACATCATGCTGGACAAGAAGCTTGTGCAAGCTATCACGCCAGAGGATGTAGTGGCTTGTATGGTGGGCCTGAAGCTGGCGCGTCTGGCAGAAGACATAACGAAGGATGATTCGTGGGTAGATATTATAGGCTACGCCGCACTCGGAGGGGAGATCATCAATGACGATGAATGAGCAGATGAACTTACTTGACATTGACGTTAAGGAAGCAGCACTCGGTTTCGGAGACGAAGACAATTGGATGCCCCCGTCTTCATTTCCGGATTTAACAAACTGCGAACGTATCTCCATTGACTTGGAGACGTACGATCCGAACCTGACAACGCTTGGCCCGGGCTGGTGCCGCGGTGACGGCTACGTCATAGGCTATGCTGTGGCAGCGGGGGAGTTTGTTGGGTACTTTCCTGTGCGCCACGAGGGTGGCGGCAACATACCAGAGAAGACCGTGGTCAACTGGTTAAAGAAACAAATGGCTACTCCGCACATCGAGAAGGTCATGCACAATGCCCTATATGATCTTGGCTGGATGCGTTGGGCTGGCATCGAGGTTCAGGGAAAGATCATCGACACAATGATCGCAGCGCCGCTGCTCAACGAGAACCGCAGATACTACAACTTGAACTCTTTGGCGGGTGAATATCTCGGCGAGTACAAGAACGAGAAGATGCTAAAAGCTGCCGCTGCGATGTATCATGTGGACCCCAAGTCTGGAATGTGGCGCTTGCCTCCACGGTTCGTGGGCAAGTACGCCGAGCAGGACGCTGCGGTCACGCTGCGGCTGTGGGACCGGCTGCGTCCTGACATCATCAAAGACGAAGTGACGGGTATCTTCGAGCTAGAGACACAGCTATTGCCTGTGCTTTTTGAGATGAAGACACGCGGCGTTCGGGTTGACTTGGACAAGGCCGAGCTCGTAAAGAAGGATCTGAAGAAGCGGGAGGAGGCGCTACTTAAAGAAATAAAGGAAGAGACCGGCGTCTACATTGAGCCGTGGGTGGCTACATCTGTGGCAAAGGCGTTCGATGCCCTTGGTCTCAAGTATCATAGGACACAGGGGACTAATGCGCCCTCCTTTACAAAACAGTTTCTTGCGAGTCACGAGCACCCAATCGCGCAGAAGATTGTACGCCTTCGGGAGTTTAATAAAGCAAACACCACCTTTGTGGAGACGATCCTTGAACATTCGCATAATGGCCGTATTCATTGTGACTTTAACGCTCTTCGTTCTGATGACGGGGGCACCGTAACGGGGCGCTTCTCGAGTAGCAACCCGAACCTACAGCAGATTCCGGCGCGGGACCCGGAGATCAAGTCCATGATCCGCGGCCTGTTTATACCAGAAGAAGGCTGCAAGTGGGGTAGCTTTGACTACTCGGCTCAAGAACCTCGCTGGCTGGCGCACTATTGTGCACAGGTTACCGGCGTACATCGGCACCCACAGATTGACGATGTGGTCAAAATGTACCACGAAGGCAATGCAGATTTCCACCAGATTGTTGCCGACATGGCTGGTATTAGCCGCAAGGATGCTAAGACAGTTAACCTTGGTATTATGTATGGCATGGGCCGCAAGAAGCTGGCCGGTGTGATGGACATCACGGAAGACGATGCCAAGGAACTGCTTGCAAAGTACCATGACAGGGTGCCTTTCGTGAAAGGTATCGCTGACATGACCGCCGACAGAGCTTCAGAGGTGGGCAACATACGGACATGGCTTGGCCGTAAATGCCGCTTCGACATGTGGGAACCAAAGTCCTTTGGGTACAACAAGGCTTTACGTCTTGAAGAGGCCATCAAGGAATACGGTGGGCGTGGCATGATCCGCCGCGCCTTTACCTACAAGGCCCTTAACAGGCTCATCCAAGGGTCAAGCGCCGACCAGACCAAGAAGGCGATGGTGGACTGCTACAACGAGGGACTGCTGCCCATGCTAACGGTGCATGACGAACTGTGCTTCAACATAGAGTCACAGGAACAGGCGGACAAGATTGTAGAAATCATGACCACATGTATCCCCAACTTAAACGTACCGTTCGAGGTTGACGTGGCTATCGTGGACAACTGGGGGCAGGTAGAATGATTGTAAGGTTATCTTATGCAGAAATGTTACTGGCTGTACAAATTGCTGGGCAGCAACAAGTTCAAAATTTCAAACAAGGTCGTAAGGCAAGGTACGGTGCAGCTAATGACTTTGGTTCCGCTGTTGGTTTGTGCTTAACAGGGGTGTTGGGTGAAATGGCAGTAGCTAAAGCCTTAAATAAGTTTTGGACGGGTAACGTAGGACAACATGGAATCACAGATGTGGGTGGGGATAACGGGGTTGAAGTTCGGACAAGAACAGAAAAGGGAAGAAACTTAATTCTTCATCCCAAGGACGACGACGATAAAAAATTCGTGGTTGCAATTACTCAAGACGCCCCAGATATACTATTAGCTGGTTGGTGCACCGGAAAGTCGGGGAAAAAAGAAGAGTATTGGCAGACGTTCACTGGTAGACCCTGCTATTTTGTGCCCGATGAAGCACTGCAACCAATGGAGACTCTTGTGAAATGAACTGTTGGCATTGTAATACAGAACTTATATGGGGCGGTGACCACGACTACGAAGAAGAAGATGGTCGGGAGGGGATCGTGTCTAATCTAAGCTGCCCCAAGTGCGAGGCGTTTGTTCTAGTTTACTTGCCGCTAGAACAAACCTCGCCCTGACAACAGTCATCTATTACCTGACTGCACTCGAAGCATTGTGTATGCCCGTGGACATACACAAGCCTCAGTCTTGTGCCGCACCGAGGACAATGCCGCCGGTCATCCGAAGAAGGTTTTGACCTTGTTTCGCTTGTTGACATTCTTTTTGTGCTGACCGGGACGGCGAATCCGCTTCCGTTCGAGACGTACAAATTCTTTCTGCTTCTTTGCCATTACTTGACAAGCGACTTGAATGCAGCTTTGCTGGCATTCAGGTTAGTCTCGACGATGTCAAGAGACCCCTTCATCACAGCGTTAGCTACATCGAGGCTCTTCCGTGCCATGTCGAAGCTAGACTCAACCATCTTTTCCTGCTGGGCGATTACTTTTTCCATATCAAAAAACATTTTAGACTCCTGTTTCATTCTGCATTGCAGAATATAGTGTATAAACATGCCACCATCAAGACCAAACATCGATTCTGGGGGACCTCAAGGTGTATTGGTACGGCCACCAATACTGAGCTCGACGAGAGTTGGGATTTTTTACCAATGTTTTCAGTAGCTTGTACCTTGTAGAATAACCGTGTAATTTACAAGGTTAGTCTTGTGCTAGGGCGCGGATGCGTTTGACCAGCCTTTTTGCGCGGTTTGGGACCTGATCGTGCCACCTCGAATCGACCATCTCGTCCGCTGCGCGGTGCCAATCGCGGTCATCGATACCTGCTTTCATGCCCTTGAACTTGGACAGGCGGGGGTATCCGAGGTTGAAGCAC